TGAATTAATCATTATTATATAATATATTATATATTACATATTTTTTATAACATATTTTAAACTAATATAAACTAATATAAACTAATATAAATTATTTATGTTTATAAAACATAATTAACTTAAAACTTTAAAACTTAATTACAATACATATTTTTTATACTTGTCTTCAATATCCATTAATTTGAATTTAATCTTATTTGTAAAATTTGCATATTTGCATTCATTGGACGCGAGTGTTTTAATAGTATTATATAAATGCAAACTATGATCTATTTTTTTCATTAGTGTTGGGTCTTTAAATAATTCATTGTAAATTAACATTAAAAACTCAAGTATGATTTCGCAATAACTGTTATTTTTTTCTATTTTTAAATTAGTAATAAAAAAAGTATTAAAATAGCTCACAAATTCTTCAATTACATTACAATTAATAAATAATTGTTTAACATAGTCATTTTTGCCAGCTTCTAAGCCAGCTTCTAATGATAACTGAAAATTATAAATTTTCTTATTAAAATTTATTATAAAAATAATGAAACATTTATATTTATCATTATTTTTGTTAATAGCATATTCATCTTCGTCTATATTATTTTTAATAATGTGCTCTATTTTTAAGACCTCTTCATATTTTTCTTTAAGTAAATTATATATATATATATTTTCTAATTTACAATCTTTAACATAATAATTAATTAGCAATGCAAAAAGTAGATTAACATATATAGTGCTATAAGATAAATTATTATAACATATATGCTGTATAATGTAATTATCAATTATTATATTTTCTTCACTATTGTCCTGCTCAATTAAATCATTGTAAATATTTAAAAATTTGGTTTCTAATTTGCTATAATTCGCAGGTGATAATTTGTTTAATATTATTTTAATGTTGCTTTTAATAGTGTCCAACTTGCTTTTATCTTCGGCGCATTTTTTTTTAGTGTTAACATAAGTATTTTTGCTGGTTCTACTTAAAATAAAATTGTCTTTGCTAAGGCTATTATTATTATTAGCATTATAAGCGCTATTAGAGTTAGCATCATATTTTTTAAACTTATTTTTCTTTTTAAATTTGTTATCGTTATCTAATTCGAAAGTATTTAATAATATATCATTATTAACATGCTCTAATACGCTATTTAATAAATCTTGAATAGCACTATCTAGCTTTTCATGCTCTATTGATTTATAATAACTAGCAATAAATGATATGTCATAAATAATCATTAATAGTGTTAATAATATTAAATTTAATGTTATTCTTTTAATTATTTTCGTTATATTAATATTTATAAAGTATTTACTCTTTATAAATATATTATGGAACTAATTAGAACCTTAATAAGTTATTATGACAAAGGTGAATATAACACTAAAGATAAATATAGAGACGCATTTAAGTTACCTATAGAATATTTAGACGCAAATTCATTATTTGTCATTAATAACAATATTATTAATGATTTAGAATTAGTAAAGGTTAATCCAGCAGCTAATCCTAGTTACCCTAGTGATGCGAATGATGCGAATAACGTGACTAATTTATTAGATATTTCTAATGCAAATGATGCGAACTATAATTTATATTATCACGTTTTTGATCCTAAAACTATTTTCGAGAAAAATATTATTAATAAGTGGAGTAAATACTATACAAATAACAAAGAATTTTTATCAGAAACTCAAGACTTAATTAAAAATTATAGTCCATTGAAAAAAGTCGACTTTGACCTAAATCCAACTATATGCAAAAACACAACATTTTACAACAATTGTGAGCAAATTATATATGATAATGGATTTACAAGTAATTATCAATATATTGATATGCCAATATTACATAAATTTAATAATAACAGTATTGTATTGCAAGCACTAAGCATTTATAATCTCTCAACTCCTGTTATAAGTTTAGCAATTCCAATCCTATTTATGCTATTACCGTTTTTTATAATCAAATTACAAGGACACAAAATTACACTAAAGTTATATTTTGATCACTTAAGGACCGTATTTTCTAATCATATTATTGGTAAGCTATTTAGTTCGCTAAGTGAAACAAATTTGACAAATAAAATATATATATTTTTTAGTTTTGGATTTTATGTTTTTCAATTGTATTTGAACATAAACGGGTGTATTAAATATTTCCGTAATATTAAATATATGCACAATACATTGCAAGATGTAAAATTATATATTATGGATACTTTGAAGAGCTACGAACATTTTTTGAGTTTTACAAAAGATTTACTCCATTATAAATTATTCAATGAGCGCATTACAAAGAACATCGCAATTTTTAAATCTTACTTATATGAATTAAGTAAATTAACTCCTTATTCTTTAAAAATTAACAAATTGTTTGAACTTGGTCAATTAATGAAATGTTTCTATTTTTTAAATAGAAATGACAGCTTTATTGGAAGCTTATATTTCTCTTTTGGATTTAATGGTTATGTTAAAAATATTGAAACGCTACAAAAGTATATTGGTAATAAAGTTATGAACTATTGCACTTATAATAATAATAAGCCTAGCAACTTTGACAATGCTTATTTTGCTAATTTAAATAATATTGAAACTATTGAAACTGTTGAAAAGCCTAAGCTTAAGATCGTGAAGAATTCGTATAAGTTAGATAAAAATATAATCATTACGGGACCAAATGCCTCCGGAAAAACAACACTATTAAAGTCTACATTATTTAATATACTATTATGCCAACAAATAGGATGCGGGTTTTTTGAGGGCGCTTCAATTAAAGTATATGATTATATTCATTGTTATATTAACATTCCGGACACAGGAGGGCGTGACAGTTTATATCAAGCGGAAGCGCGACAATGTAAAAATATACTACAACTTATTGAGAATAATAAAGACAAAAATCATTTTTGCGTATTTGACGAGCTTTATAGTGGAACTAATCCAGACGAGGCAATAACTAGTGCTTATGGATACTTAAATCATTTAAATAAATTGAAAAATATTGATTATATGTTAACAACGCACTATAATAAATTATGCAAAAAATTAACTAAGCAAAACAACAATTTTTATATGAATGTTAAGACAAATTCAAGCGGAGATGACTTTGACTATACCTATAAAATTAAAAAGGGTATTTCTAAAGTTAAAGGGGCATTAAAAGTTCTAAAAGATTTAGAATATCCCGATACTATTATAACAAATATGAAATAAAACAACAAATAAAACAACAAATAAATACAAATAAATACAAATAAATAATAATTATTCGTTAAACAATACTTAAAATAATATAGTTAAACATTAATAATAATGTCAATCTTATTTAAATTCGTAGGTTCTAGTTTTTTATTAACATTTGGTATTATATTATTAGTATGCGGTTCAATGATGTTATATAGCTACCGTAGAATTAATTTATTAGAGCGAAGCGTAATTGAGCACGGAAAAATATTACAAAGTTTTATTTTAAATTACAATATTCAAATGCAAAGCATTAATTCTTTATACAGTAAAAATAAATTTGAAAATGAAGAAACTAAGCAAATTAAAAAAATTAATTTAGGCGATAAAATATATGTGTCCGAAGATGAGTATTCTGAAAATGAATATATAGTAAATAATATAGCAAATATAAGCAAAGCAAATATAAGCGAAGCAAATATAAGCGAAAACGAAAATGAAGACGAAGACGACGACGAAGATGAAGACGAAGATGATGACGAAGACGAAGATGACGAAGAAGATGACGAAGATGAAGACGAAGAAGATGACGAAGATGACGAAGACGAAGATGACAAAGACGAAGACGATGTAGGCGAAGCAAATGAAAAAGAAGGCGAGACTAAAGATGACGATGTTAAAGAAGCAGTTTTAGAAAAACTATTAACATTAAGTAAAAAAGACTTTGAAAAAAATCTAAAAGATTTAGGAGATTTTGAAGAGATTGATTTAAATAAACCTTACTTTTCAAATAGCGATGACGAAACATTTATTAAAAACTTACCAGTAAATTTAGATACGTTTAATATAGATTTAAATACTAATTCGAAAATTATTAATTTAAATTCTATAGAAATTCCTGATCTTGAAACCGATGTATCTAGTGTAGTTGATAGTGGAGTTACTAAGAAAAATTATTCAAAAATGAAAGTGGATGATTTAAAAACAATAGCTGTTACAAGAAATTTGATAGACAATGAAACAGCACAGAAAATGAAAAAAGCAGATTTAATAAAAATTATACAAAACGCATAATTAAACAAAACAAAACAAAACAAATAGTTTATTATTTATTATTTATTATTTATTAAAACAATAAATAATAAACGTTAATTTAATTATAAAATATAATAATTTTAAAATATAATAATTTTAATTATATATAATAATAATATGTCTTATGGTTCGTGTTCTAAGGGTACAAATAATATAAATACTAATTTTCCGCCTTTAATGGACGATACTAGACTATTTAGCAATTATTATTCATCAGTGTTAAACGATGAAATGCTTAAACGAAATAATAATATTAAAACAAATAGTGACTATAGGCATTATTTACAAGTTAATGCACAATCTATTATAAGTAATAATCAATTAAATTCGTGCAATGAATGTAGTGTATGTCCATATTATAGTAAAGCAAATTTAGAAATAAATAAAGCTACTCCATATATATTTGATCATACATTATCAAATATTAGACCATATGGTTATGAAACAAGTGATTTAAAAGAATTATATTTGTCTAGACAAAAGCTAGACTCTCAAAAGCATGTTACAAAATATGTTGTAACTCCTAATTAATTTATTTATTTAGTTATTTAGTTATTTAGTTATTTAGTTATTTAGTTATTTATTTATGATTTATTTTATAATTATAAAATATTTTATTATATTATTATTATAAAATGAACTTTTTCGATAGTTTGATGTCTCCGCTAAGCAAAGATCATTGTATGTTATTTTATTATTTAGGATTATTAACTTTATTGTTTGCCTTATTTGCTCTCGGTGGTTTTATAATGGGATTATTTAGAAAACGCTCAGGCTATGCAATGGGAGCATATGCTATGTCTTTCTTAAGTAACATGTTAATGTATTACACATTAAGAATTTATTATTCAATATGTATTGTATCATTGCGCTAATAACTTTATAAGTTAGTAGCATTAAATAATAATTTAATAAAAATAAAATTATTAAATTATAAAATTATTAAATTATTAAATTATTAAATTATTAAAATTATTAAATTTTTATTATATTATATTATTATTATAAAATGAATTTTTTTGATAGTTTAATGGCGCCATTAGGCAAAAATTATTGTATGTTATTTTATGTTTTTGGAATATTTGGAGCATTGTTAGTATTATTGAGTTTTGGCGGTTTAATGCTTGGACTATTTAGAAAAGACTCCGGATATGTAATGGGCACATATTTACTGGCTTTAACATATGCGCTATTTATCTATTATTTAAATAGAATACACTATAATATATGTAAAGCAGCATTACGCTAAATAGTATATAAGAAAACTATTTAAAGGATTAGAAACAAATTATATGACTAGCGCTAATTTTAACTTAAGCACAATTTATTTATATTAATATAAAAACTCTATTCTATTAATATAATAACATTATTAATATAATAATACTATGAAAATTTTAAGTATTGATATTGGTATTAAAAATTTGGCTTATGTTATTTTAGAGGTTACTAATGCTAATTTAGATAAAAATAGTATTGTAAATGGATCACAAGACTTTACAATTATTAAATGGGATGTTATAAACCTATGCAATAAGTTTATTCCATGCTCCACTAACACGTGCTCTAAACAGGCTTGTTTTCATAAAAATGATACTTTTTATTGCAAAAATCATACAAAGAAGACCGAATATAGTTTACCGCTATGTAATTTAAAAACCTTACATAAACAGTCAGTAGCAAATCTCTCAACATTAGTAGAAAAATATGATTTAAAACTAGAAAAACCTATAAATAAATCTAGCTTAATAAAAACAATAGAAGAATATGCAAACACTACTTGCTTTGAGGCTATTGAAACAATAAATGCTAATAATGTAAATCTCATCGATTTGGGTATAAGTCTTAAAAACGAACTCAATGAACTGTTTAATAGTTATGACCTTACTAGTATAGACCAAATTATAATCGAAAATCAAATTAGTCCTATTGCTAATAGAATGAAGTCGCTACAAGGTATGATTTCTCAATATTTTATTGATTGTAACAACCACAATATAGTATTCATTTCTGCAACAAATAAATTAAAAGCCTTTTTAAATAAAGATAAAGACCTAGATAAACTAGATAAAGATAAAAAGGTTTCATATAACGAGAGAAAAAAACTAAGCATAGTATACACAAAACAATTGTTGGAAAATAAAAATATGTTGCCTGAGCTTACTTATTTTACTAAGCATTCAAAGAAAGACGATTTAGCAGATTGCTTGCTTCAAGGAATTTATTATTTGGACAATAAACAAGAAAGCATTAAACTGTAATTATAGTTTATACAATATATATTATTATACAATATATATTATTATACAATATATATTATATATTGCGGA